TTTTTATGTCCGGCAGGATCTATCTCAAAACTTGCTCCTGCTAAATCTATAGGTAATCCTAATTGTTCTTCTGTAGGAGGTTGAGGGTTAGTTATTTGTTTATAACGCTCATAAAGTTCTTTCTCCTCTTTCATTGTAGGAGGTAAGTTTCCAGGTTTATATTCTTGATAAGGTGAACCTCCTTGAGCTAAAGGCATACCGGTAAGTGGATCTGTTCCTGGTTTAGGTTTCCATTTTTTATCATCTGTAGGACCTGGATCTTGAAAAAGTTCAGGACTAGTTCTTCTTAACCAATCCATATAATCATTATCTATATAACCTCCAGTCCTGGGATCTCTACCAGCCACTAAATCGTTTTGTAAAGCTTGTATTGTATGTTCACTAGAGAGACCCTTATAAACAACCATTAGTACCCCCTGATTTTCATCTTGCTATTTGTTTTCTTTGCAGCTTTCTTTGCAGCTGCTTTACCCTTCTTAGTGTAAGGGTAATGTTTTCCATTTACAACAGGCATGATTAGAATTGTATGTTTGAACGTTCTAGTTTATTCATTATATCTCTACGGTATGCAGGGTCTACATCATAACGTGGATCGCTCATAGCTGCCACAACTTCTTGTTGACTACGGAATATATCTCCACTTGTTTTAGGGGCTGTTCCTGTAGTCATCTTTCCGTCTCTTCCCATAGCATCTTCATATCTATAAGCTAGGGAACGTACAGCAAAGAAGGCAGAAAGGGGATCACCTTTTTCCATGACTGCATCAAACATATCAATCTCCTTAGATTGAAGATTACTATTAGCCCATTCTAACATACTTGAATAACCCTTATCTCCTCCAGCAATATCTTTAAGTGATTTAACATCTTCTTGAGATAATTGTTGTGGAGAATTCTTAGCTCTATATTGCAAGTACATATTAGCTAAATCACGTTGATCCATCTGAACAATCTGATCTAAGGTTTCCTTCTTAAAATCCTCTTCTTGTGCTTGTTCCCATAAATCTTCTAATATCGTAGAGTTATCTGGTTCTTCTTCTTTTTCTGATTTAGGTTCATCTTCAGATTGAGTATCAATTTTAGGAGTTTCTTCTTGTTTATCTTCTCCTAATTTTTTTGTAAGTTCAACATAGGCTTTCTCTAATTCTTGAGCATCTTTATATTTACCAGCAAGGAGTTGATCTTGTTGTGAAATTAACTCCTCACCAACCTTCAATGAGTCTTGCTCTTCTGAAGTTAAATTATCCTCTCTAGAAATCGTATCAGTCCCTGCATCATATGTTAATGTTTCAGCCATAATTTAAATCGGTGGTACGTTTGGTGGTAAGTCTGTAGGTGCTTCTTCAGTTTGACCTTCTTTTAATGCCTCTTCTATTTGAGGATTCTTAGATGGATCAGCTATAGGTGAATTCAATAAAGCAGGTGTAGCTTTCATCTGTTCTAATTCAAAGTTTTGATCTCTTGTCATTTGTTCTTCTTGCTGTACTTCCTGCATACTTCTAACAAGATTAAGAACATCAATACCTTGAGCAGCAGCTAATCGTTTAATAACTTCTTCAGGATTAATATATTTAGCGATAGCTTCTGGTCCCATTGTTTGAGCAATGGTTGTAAGGAAGGAACCTAAAGCTTGTACATCCTGTCCTCTACCTAAAGCATTAATACCTGCTACAATAATAGGCTTAACCATTCCTTTAGGAATACGTGGTATTTCACCTGTCTTCTGGAAGGTGTTAAGTTTTCTATTAAGATATGGTACTAAGAATTCTGCAGTAAGTAAACCAAATAACCCACCGAGTTGTTGTTCCAACTCCATCTGAGTCATCTGTACTTCTTGTGCAGTTGTACGTTCACTATCCCTAACACTTAAGATAAGGAAAGCTTCATTTAATCTGGTTTCAAGTTGAGACATTAACTGATAGGCAGTCTGGAAGTCAGCAGTTTTACCAACTTGTACAACACCTATATCATCTGGTCTTCCTTGAACGATCGCTCCGTTGCCTGCAGTCGCCAGCGTCTGGGGTTTAGTGGTGCTTGAGGGTGATACTACAAAAACCACTTTAGCAGCTGCTGCAGAGCCTTCTACGAGGGCCTGAGAGAGTGCCTCAAGTGACTTAAGATCTCCTATAAATTGACCAACTCTTCCACGACCATAAGCTTCACCATCAACCGTGTTAAATCTTAGTGGTATCCATGGGTTAGCATCTATTGGTGCTTTACTTTTAGAATCTTCTAAAGTAAATCCATAAACTTCTTGATGCCAAATATATCTATTATTATCACGCTTAACATGAGTATAGATATCACATTCATTATCTTCTGTGTCGGCATAGTCTGCATTTACTGATGTATCCATAGCTGAAGTATGGAAATCTTTTGGTAAATACTTTTCTATTTCTTTTTTGTTAATACTTTCTCTTGTGACTATTTCAATCACATTGCCGTTGCCATCTCGGTCTATTGTATAACGGTTCAACGGAAATAATTTTAAACCTGCTTTACCCATGAAGATAAGAGCATTACCAGCTACAACTAAGTGTTGTAATGCTTGGTGTACTATTACACGATCCTCTGATGCAGCAATAGCATCAAGGATGGTACGCTCTATCTTTGCAAAGGATAAATCAAGTTCTGATCTTATTTCTGGTGGGAACTCTTCACCTAATTGTGACTCATCTAACTGTAGTTTAAAGAAGCTGGATTGAGGAGGTAGTAATGCTAATGACAATTTACTTGCCAAAGCTACTACCCCTTTTGCTCCAACACTTTGCCATGGTGTTTTGAGATTCTTCATACCTTTCGTAGATTCATCTTGACCACGAATAAGGTATGGTAAGGTAAGGTCCGCTGCGTTTTCCGCTTCCTTTAGAAACTGGGAACGATCACTAGATAAATAGTCATATCTTTCTTTAGCTGACATTATATTTTATATATTAAGTGAACTGATTGTTAAACCTGATGGTTTAGATCGCTTAAGTCTACCTCCTCCTCTACCAAAATGTGATCTAGCACTAGCAATGTTTGTATCTTTACCACTAACTAGTCCATGCCTAACACCTTTTGTATATGTCTTTGGACTTGGAGTCCAAGGTAATGCATTTTTCTGGGTGTCTTGATAGCCTTCTATCGATGCAATCATGTCTGCTTCAGCAGCAGCGTCTGTATTTTCTACACCTTGTGTTACTTGATCTTCACTAGGACCTCCAGTTAATGGGTCAGGATAACCTGAAAGGAATTTCTGCCACTTGTCATACTTATTCTGAAAATAAGAATCACCATCACTTCTAGATCCAGGGTCTGTCCAAGAATCCTTAACATGATCCCACCAACCTCTGTTTATAAACTGTCTTTTCCAGTTAACATTATCATAATTTTGTTTATTAATGTCCTCGATATTAAACGTAACGTAACCTTCTTTCGCTTTACCTTTACCGGTTACTCGTCCATAAAGTGCCCACTTATCCTGCATCGATAAGTTTTTAGCAGGGTTCCATTTCCATCTCTTATCATATTTATTCTTCTTGTTTCCATGACCACGTGATGCATACTTGGACTTAGGTATAAGGTAACCTTGTTGATGAAGCCAGGATCCATGTCCCCAAAGATTTCCATGCCCAGTCTTCTCATGGTGCATGAATTTCTTTTTCCAATCTTGATCTCTATAGTTATGGTATCCTATATTATCCCATGAAGCCATTAGCCATCCTCCTCTATTCTATTTTTATACCACTCCACTACAGAGTGTTGTCCTGCTTTATACATAATTACACTTAACTCCTCTTTAGGATGTGGGTTTAAAGGTGGAAACTTCTCCTCCATTTCTAGGAGGAGAGAGTTGATGTTTGGGCCTAGTAATGGCTCAAGCGTATTGGGGTAGATTGACATTGCTATGTTCGAAGAAAGCTGGCATGCGTGCTCGCTGTGTATCAGAAAACTCTGGGGCTTTACCCTCATACATTAAGCGATCACTAGCATCCAGCCAAAATTTTTTGTCCAAATATTTATCAGTAGTATTTATACTTAGGGGTTCCATAATCCAGTTAATCGTGGCTTTCCTAAGTTTATCCAGAGAAGCAGAGCTACGTAAACCCAACTCGCGACATACAAGAGAATTTGATCCAACATGGATCTGCTCGTCCCTCGAAATGTCAGCACTAATTGTACGAAGAGCAGCATCCCCGTTAAACCTAAAGAAAGGGAGTAGAACAAAGAAGATGGCCCGCTCGGCGACCAAAGCTTTTGTAATAGTGTGGTCAGGGTGTCTAATCCAGGCATCTCTTAATAACTTCCCTTCTTTTTCTGCAGTTTCATCTGCACCCAGGGCATCTGTGTACCAGCCGAGAGCAAGATCATGTCTTTCTTCATCTTTAACATTATCTTCTAGTAGTTTTCTAGCATTTTCGGGAACATCTTTTTCAAGACCTTCCTTAATGAAGGCACCAACTGGTAGCTCCATATGACGTGCTGCAAGCGCACGCCTAATAGTAGCCTTTGCTTCATCTTTCAATTCTCCAACGGTGGGTTTTACGGGGGACCATTTACGCTTACGGTCCAATAAAATTTCATAAGGATGTTTTCTCATTATTCTTGACAGTCACATGTTACAGGTTCATTTAGAATGTCCTGCAAGTAATCATCGACATCTTGTTGAT